AAAGGAGGTGAATTAGATTATGCCAACATTTCAATATGTTCAACCAACAGACGAACAAAAACAAACGATGCAGACTTTTAGAGATAAGTATGAAAGCCTTGCTAAAGAAATCGGGAAACTACCGACCAGCAGGGGATTGTCTTTAGCTTTTGCAAAATTAGAGGAAAGCTCTTTTTGGTTAAATAAAGCAATCACGCAAAATAGTTAATTTTCAGCCTCTGTTAGCTTACGGGCTAGCAGGGAGTGTAAAATTATAAAGGAGACGCAATGAAAAGAGTTGAAGTGGGGCGAGTGGCCGCCATCTATTTTAGAAGGACTGATAGATTTATATGGGTTGTTAAATGTAAAATAAGAATATGCCTAAAATGAACCAAGGGAAGCGGAAAGCCCCCCCAGTCTCCAGCGGAAGGAAGATAACGACTTTGCGAGCCGTAACAAGTAGTATCTTTAATTGTGATTGTGGCGAGCGGTGGGAGGGTGAACGAGAAAAAGCGTATAGGCACGCCAAGAAAACAGGTCACAAAGTAAATGGAGAAGTGGTGATTGCTTACCGTTATAATTAAATGACCTCATCTTTAACTAAGCCCCCCCTAGTGGATGCATTCCGTAACCGAGAAATAGAGATCAATAAGTTAGAGTTTGATATTAACTTAGACGAACTTAAAATCTTCGCTTCTCAGTTATAGAGTAATCCCCTCTTGTAGTTGGTACTTGACAAGTATCTTGATCGTGGAGTACAGTAGACTTGTGACCGACACATTCCACAAGACCGTAGAAGCTACTCTAAACCTACTCCCCGAAGTGAGGTGGGACAGGTGGAGCGGAGACTCAGATAGGTGCTGTGTATTTGGTTGGGTAAATAGGGATGATGGCAAGTTTGACTTTGTTCTTATTACCTTCGATCTGACGAACGAAGATAGTAACGACTGCGCCGAGAAAATATGTACCTCTTCGGCAAAATACTCAGAAGATTTCGGCAAGCGACTAGGATTTGAGAATCATCACCCATGCAAACGGGTAGAGAAAGATTTCCCAAATGTGCAATCAATACACTTGAAAGATAAGTGTGTGTGGTGCGGTAAAACATACGAAGAGCATCGAGATGAGCCATTTCCAAATGGTGCAGTAGCAAAGACTCCATGTGGTCTGCTAAAGAGCGGATTTGTAGCAAAGAGGGACTCCAAATGAAAAGCCCTCTCCACAAATTTTACGATAGAAAATTCCTCGAAGGAGCTATAAAACCAATGGTGGGGTCCAAGATGAGAAATAGGAGAGAATTTGTTGATGCGGTCGAGGAATACTACACCCTCAACAATCGACAGTGGTATCGAAAACGCCAGCTAGAGAGAAGGATAGCGATCTTGGCAGCATCGGTTGTCGAAGATGTCAAAAAGAAGATCAAACCAGAGATAATAAAGTTCAAAAGATACAAGGGGAAGTTATGACAGACCTACCAAAAGAGGGGATGGCGGTAGAATTTCTCGAACAGTCAAACGCTATTGAGGGAGTATTTGATAAGAATTCTCTCGTCCAGGCAATATGCGCATGGGAGTTCCTACAGAAACAGAAAAATCTGACTACTCGTGTGATTCTCAAAACCCACAAAATACTCATGTTCCACCAGCCACTTCGACCAGATGAGAGGGGGTACTTCAGAACCGTTCCTGTATGGGTGGGTGCGACATATGGAATGAACCACATCCTTATCCCTAGCGCGATCAAAAATTGGCTGGCAGTGATGAACGCCGACTACGGGAAATTTACCAAAGATGGGGTCGAGGAAGAAATAAAAGATAACCATATTTTGTACGAGAGAATCCATCCATTCGTGGACGGAAACGGTAGGACGGGAAGAATGTTCATGAACTGGCAACGCCTCAAGCTAGGACTACCACTCATGGTCATCTACAACGATCAAAAGCAGGGTTATTACAAGTGGTTCGAGAAGGGATTATGATAATAAAAACGCGTGGCGTAATGTATAGTGCATGACGGACTCATAACCCGTATAGAGTGAGTGCGACTCTCACCGCCACAACAAAGGAATATGGCAAAACTTATACAGTCAGCGGGAGGAATCCCTAACTGGTCAAGGTAAGAAAGTAGTGGTTGTGATTCCATCATATTCCCAGGGGTTATCGTGAAAGTCGAGACTTGTCGGTGAATACTCCGACAAACCCCGCGCGTGGATGGGGAATGGTCGGGGAGCGTATGCCCTGGGAGTTCGAATCTCTCTCCATCCATCTATGAGTGCAGACAGTTACTACCAGCCAGAGTCAGATCCATTCTTGAGGTGGAGAATGTTATTTGCTTCCGCAGTGGCGATGTTCATCTTGTACATGATTCTGAACAAGTATTTGTGATACACTGGATTATATGAGCCACACGGAAAAACTGAAGGTGAAGAGTTCACTGAATCCAAAACGAGAGAAGTTCTGTCGGTTATACGCAAGCGATCGAGAGTTTTTGGGGAATGGTACACAGTCGTACATCAAGGTATATGATCCAGACAAGAGTAAGCCAAATTGGTATAAGTCGTGCCAGGGATCGGCTTCGAGGTTGCTATCAAATCCTATCATCCTTCTACGAATCAACGAGATTTTGGAGAAAACGGGGATGAATGATGTGGCAGTTGATAAGCAAACCTCATTCCTAATTCACCAACACGCAGACTTCACAACCAAACTCGGCGCGATCCGAGAGTACAACAAAATAAAAAACCGATACCCCAAGCAAAAACTAGAGATAGCGCATACTTTCAATTCCGTTGAGATCGAGAGATTTGCACCGAGGGAGAAGAAATGAAGCAGATTACATTTCGCCAGCTACAAACTAGATTACCGAGACTAAACGAGTTGCCAGTTCAAATCACTAGGTACGAAAAGGTAATAGAAATCCTCGTTCCCGCCTATCAACTTGAGGATGTTACAGCAAAAGTAAAAGTCTTACAGCAACATTCGGAAAATGTTGTAGAAGATCCAGACTCTAGGCTTGGAAAATGTGCAAACCCAAGATGCAAGGCTTTTGGAGAACTTGCTCGTGATCAATTTCTCGCCTTCCATGAAGTTCTGGGGGAAATGAAAAAGATTGATGGTCTTGTGTGCAAAAAATGTATGACCGAAAGTGAGAGTTACTATGACTGATCAATGCTGTATGGCCTGTGGTCTATTGAATCCACTAGAGCGATGTCACGTCATACCTCGAAGGTTTTTGAGAGCCATAATTGATCGAAACTCTCTTCAGCAAAGACATATTGAGTGGAGCAGAGAGTTTTTCTCTGAGAGAGAATGACAGACCAACCAACCAAAATCCATCTACCCTACAACTACACTCCGAGAGACTATCAACTCCCCGTTCTTCAGGGACTCGACAAAGGCTACAAACGCGCTGTCGTGGTGGCACACCGTAGGTGGGGGAAAGACAAGCTCTGCATCAATCATGTGGCCCGAGAGATGTTTTCTCGCATAGGGAGCTACTACTACATCCTTCCAACATACGCACAGGGCAAGAAGGTCATTTGGGACGGTCGCGATCGAGATGGATTCAAATTCACTGACCATATCCCCCAAGCTCTTCGCCTACGCACAGACAATTCAAATATGCTTATCGAGGTCAAGAAACCAAGCAATTTGATGACTGAAGATGAGAAGATCCGCGCCAAAGCGGGAGATAAAATTCCTGGTTCGATATTTCAAGTAGTGGGGTCGGACAACATTGACTCGATAGTGGGCGCGAACCCTGTCGGAATCGTGTTCTCTGAGTGGGCGTTGCAAGACCCCGCTGCTTGGGATTATCTTCGACCTATCCTGGCTGAAAATGGTGGATGGGCTATCTTCATCTACACAGTTCGTGGCAAGAATCACGGCTGGACTACTGCTCAGATTGCAAAGAAGTATCCTGATTTGTGGCTATACATCAATCAAACAGTCGAGGAGACCAAAGCAATTCCCGCTGAGATTCTGGCACAAGAGCGACTAGAGATCATCGAAAAGGATGGCAACGATGATTTGTATATGCAGGAATACATGAATGATTTCGGCATCGCGATCAAGGGTTCATATTTCGGCGACCTATTCAAAAACATCGATGAAGAGGGCCGGATCACCCGCGTTCCCCATGATCCAAATCACTTGGTCTATACCGCATGGGATCTTGGACTCGATAACATGAAGGTGTGGTTCATCCAGCGCGTAGGACGGGCGTTTCATCTCATTGACTACATGGAGGGTGTAGAAGGTGGATTTCGAGGATTCTTGGCTGAGATGGCAAAGAAACCATATCACTACGGCAAAATGTACCTTCCACACGATGCTACAGCTCCAAGCGGCAACGATGGAGAGACTCGCAAGCAGATCGCCATTGAGCTAGGACATGAAGTGGTTGTGGTAGCCACCAACACATTCGGAGTCGATAACGGGATTGAGTCGGTCAAAGGATTGCTCCCCAAATGTTATTTCGATCAGGACTCAACAGTCAATGGTATCTCAGCTCTTCGAAGCTATATACACGAATGGGACGACAAGCTCAAAACATTCAAATCAAACCCACTTCATAATTGGGCTTCACACGGATCTGACGCACTTCGTACTTTTGCTGTAGGATGGAAGGATGATGTCGGTGGTCAAGTTACGACACAATCTGATCACAGCGCAAACGAACATCAAGTTGAAGTAGAGGTAGACCCATATGAGTGATACATTCGTCCCACACAAAGAAGAAATCATGGTAGTCATCGAGGTATCGAGGAAGGAAGCGTTGGTCATCCAAGAGCTTCGACAGTGTGTGTTTGGTAGCGTAACTGTCCACAAAGCCAATGGGACTATCACCCGCGTTGAACCTCACCTGAGTAAATTAGTTGATGAGAAGAATGAATTGACCATACCGATTGTGAGTCAGTAGACAATTTGCTACACTGAGATCATACTCGTAATATAGGAGATACTATGCACACGCTCAAAGAAGAAAAGAAAAAGAATGAAACGTTGAGCTACGACATGATGCACCCCACCTTCTCTCTCAAAGCCTCACAGCTCCCCGAAATCAAAGATTGGTCAGTTGGGAAGAAGTACAAAATGGAAATCGAAGTTGAGATGATTGGATCGAACAAAGACGAATACTCAGAGAAGCAAGAACTATCAGGCAGATTCAAAATCACCAAAATTGGCGTAGAAAAAGAAGAGGATGATGCCAAGAAGGGATACACATGAACGATCAACAAGTTGAAGGCGTACTCGGATCTACCGAGGTCACTGGACTCATGAAAATTCTCACAGCTGTTGGGTATAAGGATGGCATGGTCTATGCTCGTCACATCCCAGGCGATGAGAAGGATATGTTCTTGTGGGATGCCGTATGGAAGGGGCAACTCTACTCAAGTTATATCGTTGTGACCCATGAGAAGGGTGTAGAAGTCTCTCAGGATGTGATCGATAACTCCCGCGATATATGTTATGCGGGTGCTTGCGCCACAATCGACTACCAGCGCGGCGATGGACTCACTGACGAAGAGAAAAAAGCCGTTGAAATGCTTGAAGCTAATCGAAGTAAAGTAGAATCAATGGACGAACCCACAAAGGAATAATTATGGGAAAATCTGAATCATCAAATCAGGAAGAAGAGGTGAGAACAGCCAAAGATTATCCTGGGCTACTCGAACAGGTCAAAGAAGAGTACGATCAGGCCTGGAAGCATCAACAACCCAAGAAAAAGCAGTGGGAAGTTCGCCTGAAGCTCTACAACAACCAGAAACGCGACACCAAGGCTGTAGGTGATGTCACCCTCTTCACGACCATGCAGACAGTTTTCGCCTCTCTCTATGACGACCGATTGATGGTTGCCGCTGGTGGTCGCGAGGAAGGTGATGATCAGCAAACTGAAAACATCGATGCGATGGCTGAGTTTGACTATGAGGAAATGCAGAAGGACCAAATCGACTACGATTGGGACTTCGATGCCGCCTTCTTCGGTCGAGGTATTCTCTCGATGGAAGAGTTCATTCGTAACCCTGATGAGCTACAATTCTACCCACTACCAGAGATAATTGATCCATTTATTTTCCTTCGTGACCCTGATGCCAAATCAATCAATGGTCGCAAGGATAGTAAGAAGGGTGCAGCTCGCTTCATGGGATACCCAATCAAAGTCACCCGCATGGATCTCAAAAAGAATCCACACATCTTCGATAGTGTCAAAAAGGGCGAGGGTACTGCACTCAACTACGGAACTCCTACATTCTCACTCCTTCAGGATGCTATCGATGCTCGCAACGAAGCTCAGAACCGAGGCGGGACTCGCCAATTCGACAATGAGAACAAGCTGGGCGCAAACTCACAACACGAAGCACTCATTTGGTACACCTTCTATCAACCACTTGGAGAGGATGGGAAGCCAACTGACGAAGATCCAATCCGCTTGAAATGCTGGACAGCCAACGAGAGAAACGAACTCATCGGCGTTCAAGAACTCAAAGAGGACTACTGGAAGCTCGTAGATCGTCCTCTCTACCCCACAGCTCATGATTGGGATGGTGTATCCATTCCTGACTTGGTTGAGGACAAGCAGCGCGCTAGGGCGGTCGTCTTGAACCTCGTACTGCAGGCCATGAAGAGCGATGTCTACCCGATGTATATCTATGACACGAACAAAGTCACCAACAAAAAAGACCTCAAGATCGGATTCAACAAATTCATCTCAGCTGACGGCAAGAATGAGCCAATCGGAAATGCTATCCAACCACTCATCAAAGCGCGCCCGAATATGCCACTCATCGATTTCGTCTATACGACCCTCGACATCTCCGCTCAGAAAGCCACAGCCACTCCCGACATTCAACAGGGTATCCAATCCGAGAAGAACCGACCACTTGGAGAGACAAACATTCTCAAATCTGGTGTTGATACTCGCTACTCACTCGCCGCCAAGGTGTTTGGGTGGAGTGAGAAAGTGTTCTGGCAATTCTGGTACAAAGGGTACTACGACTACTTCTCTGACGACATTGATGAGAAGGTTCTCAGGCTCAAAGGAGCTTTTGGTGCTAAATGGCGCAAGCTCGACAAGAAAGATTTCATCACTCACATCAGTCCTGACTTCCAGATCGAGAGTAGGGCCGTAAACCGCGCCAAAGAACTCGAAGAGCGACAGTCACTCACGGGATACTTCACGCTCGTTCTCGCCGATCCTACAGCCAACCGCAGATATGCTATGCGTAAACTCGGCAAGTTCTACGGCATGAAAAAGGATGAACTCGACCGCCTACTCCCCCCAACGATCGATGAGCGCGTAGCTGAAGAAGAGAATGACAAATTGAATGAAGATGAGTTTGTCGGAGTGTTGCGAGAGGATGATCACAATATCCATTTGGAGGTGCACTCAACAGCCAAAGACACTCCATCCGCTAAAGCCCACATCGAAACCCACAAAAAGGCTCTGATGATCAAGAAAACCAATCCAGAGTTCTTCCCCCAGGATCAGGGAGCGACTGACTTCCAAGATGGCAAGCCAACCCCTACTCCCACGCCTGGTTCAAATCAACCAATCAATCGACCAATTACGCCTAGTATGACGAGTGGAATGTAGTTATGTCAGACCTATTTGATACACCAGAAAAGATAGACAACGGCACAGCACTGTTTCGCTCGCTCCTAGACAATGGTGGCTGGCAATTATTCGTCCAGATCGCGAATGAGAATATCGAGGAGGTGAAAAGGCAAATTCTCTACAACCCAAAACAGTTGAATGAGCAGGGAATGGATAGACTCAGAGATAAACTTGCGGTCATGGAGGAAATGCGCGATACTCCACAGACAATAATCAAAAAACTGACGACTGAAACTCAAAAAGAGCCAGAGTCCGACCCATTTGATACGGTGGCTACACTCACAGCTAGATCTGGTGATGAAGAATTATCCAAGACGACTTGACAAGATAGTTCACAATCACTACACTGAATAAGTACCAATCTATACGGAATAACCGAAGGAGATTATGAGCATATTTTCAAAACTGTTTGACGAAGAATTACCCAGAGATCTTTTCATAGGTGAAGAAGAGGAAGAAGAAGAGGAAGATGGCGACGATGGTGGTGGCGACAACGGTGGAGAAGGTGGATCTGGTGACGATGGCGACTCAGGAGATGATGGAGCTGGTGCAAGTGGCGATGACGGCGCAGGAGCTTCTGGAGACAACGGAGACTCAGGATCAGATGGAGACGAAGGCGATTCTGGTATCAATGCTGATGATTTCAACCCCGAAGAGCGTGGTAACAAGGGAGACTCAGGTGTAGCCGATGATGGTGATGACGATATAGACCCAGAGGACAAAGCTCAAATCACCAAAGTTGTGAACAAAGAACTCAGTCCCCTCAAAGCAACAATTCAGAAGCAAAATGACGAGATCGAGGTCAATTCCTACATTACCGAACACCCCGAAGCAGCCAAGTACAAACCAGTGATGATGAAATATCTGGCTCACCCAACCTACAAAAACATTCCTGTCAAAAATATCGCTGCAATCGTCATGTCGGGTGAAATGCAGAAGATCGGCGCAGCCAAAGAGCGCGCAGCTCAAAAGAAGGTTCTGGAGAGTAAGGGTGGCAACGGATCACACGTCCGAACTCCCGCAGGTGGCGCAAAAGACTATGCTAAACTCAGTGACAAAGAAATGGAAGCTGAGATCGCCAAAGCAAAAGGGATGACTGGATAATTACATAATATAAAGGAGACAACATATGTCAGACGAAAACATGAACCAAGGTGACTCAGGAGTAGGTGCTGGAGATCAGCCAGTAGAGAAAACCGTCAAACAGTTTCAGGCTGAAGTGGTTGAATTAGGTATGCCAGCCGAAGATGCGGTAACTCTCACCACGAAGGCAGGACTCAAGGCTGTTATCAACACCCTCAAAGCAAGCGCAGCTCAGAAAGTTGTTGAACCCGTCAAAACCATCAAAGAGAAACCAAACCCAAGCGAAGATCGATTGGTGAACAAGCAATTCTTGACCAAAGCTGAGACGATGAGATGTAAACTAGAATCACAACCCAATGTTCGCTTCTTCCTTCCCCTAGTTGGCGCAGAGAAGCCAGGTGTCATCCGCGAAGTGATGGTTCACGGTCGCACGGAGCAGGTAATAGTAAGCGGAGCAGTCGAAGTGGTTCAGCTCAATGGCTACAAAACATTCATTCCCAAGGGTAGATTCGTTGAAATCCCACAGCAAGTAGCAGATATACTCTCAGAATCAATGATGGCGACACAACAGGCAGGAGCAGACTTGCTCATTGACCGCGTTGATCCCAAAACTGGTCGTCAAGTTGGTGAGCAACTTTAGTTTAGTCTGGTACTAACCTATTGACACGCTATTTTGATTATGCAATACTGATTGTAACGTAGCCAAAAGCTACCGCGTATAACGGAAAAACCGAGACGTGGAGTTCGCAAGAACCCGCGTCTTTTTTGTTATAAAGTGACATATTATATAAAGTAAGGAGACAAACATATGGGAATGACTACCCGCACACAGATTCCAAAAGAAGTAAGCGTATTCTACAATCGCACCATGCTCTTGAGAGCTGTTCCTGCTTTCGTCCACAACCGCTTCGCTCAAGTTCGGGACATTCCTGCTAATTCTGGCAGCAACGTCATCAAATTCCGTGTCTATGGTGCATTGACCGCTCAGACAACTGCTCTGACCGAAGGTGTCACCCCAACTGGTAAACAGCTCTCTGTTACCGATTCCGAAGCAACTGTTCAATACTACGGTGATTACGTCACTCTCACAGACGTTGTTCTGACTGAGACGATCGATCCCGTCCTCACTGAAGCTGCTGAAGTTTTGGGTGAACAGGCCGGTGCTTCCGTAGATGCTCTCGCAAGAGATGTCTTGGCAGCTAGCACAAACATCCAATGGGCTTCCACTGCTACCCAAGATTCCCAAGTCACCAGTGCTATGATCATCAACCGCTCTGAAGTCAAACAGGCTGTTCGTAACCTTCGCGGGAACAACGCTCGCCCTGTCACTTCCATGATCAATGCTTCAACTGGCTGGAACACCGTTCCAGTTGGCAAGAGCTTCATCGGCATCGTGTCTGAGGACACCGCCTATGACCTAGATGATGCTGCAGGCTTCATCCCTGTCGAGAAATACCCCAACAAATCAACGGTGATGGAAGATGAAATCGGCTCACTCGCCAATGTTCGCTTCATTATGACGACCAACGCTAAAGTAGCAGCTGGCGCAGGTGACAACTCGATCGATGTCCACTACACTCTGATCTTCGGAAAAGAGGCGTATGCTCAGACTCGTATCTCAGGCAAGACCCTGATGAACATCGTCAAGCCTCTCGGCTCTGCTGGAACTGCTGATCCTCTAAACCAACGCAGTACCTCTGGCTGGAAGCTCAGCTACGTTGCCAAGATCCTAAATCAAGGCTTCTTAGTTGTCCTACGCCACGCAGTAAGCGCGTAAGATTGAGAACATAATAGTAAAACTAAAAGGAGAAAACACATATGGCATTTACGACACCACTCAGTCACGAAGTAACTCAGGGCAACCGCGCTCTTGAGCTGTATTTGCAAGCTCTCGCTGCATATGTGAACGCTCTCGAAGATCTCGCAGGTGCAACTGGTGTGACTGGTGCTACAGGCGTACAAGGCGACACTGGAGCAGTGTAATCCTAGTGTCTATAATTGAAAGGACACTATGACTGACTCACTACTCAAACTCGATGCAAACGGACGACCATTCCAAGGACTTCTACCTTTCGTAACAAGTAAGCGTATTACCTTCGCTGGTGGCACAACAAACGCCATCGGTGATCACGATGGTACAAACGATCCTTTCACTGTTTTCAATGTCACAGGCGATGTTCTAGCGATCGTAATCGGCATTTGTAAGATCGATCTAGTTGGTGCTGGAACGCTTGAACTTGGTATTCCAGGTGCTACCGCCGCCCTCTTAGCGCAAATTGCTGATGCTACA